GGCCTTCGTGAAGTCGATCATCCGCGGCTCCGTACGGCCTTCAGAACGACCGTGAGTGAGGTGGTGCCGTCGCCGCCCGAGAGCAGCGGGCGAATCTTGACCGGCGCGTCGAGGACCTGCCGGATGGCGGCGCCGCCGGCCGTGGTGAACGTTAGGGGGTAGGGCGCGGTGCCCGCGGCGTCGGCGCTGTTGACCGTCACGGGCGCGGTGGGCGACGCGACCACCTCGTTGCTGCCCTGGATCGTGACCGTCGCGCCGGCACCGAAGGTGCCGTAGCAGTGGATCGAGATGTCGCGGTGCAGGGGCAGCGCGATCCACTCACCGTCCAGGTTCGTGGTCGTGAGCAGCCCCCACTCGATGATCTGCACCTCGTCGCCCGCGTAGCCGGCGAGTGCCTTCCGAACGTGTGCGACGGTTGCCATGCGTGGCTCCTATACGTGGAAGTGGACCGAGCGCGGAGCACCCCCCGGTGTGGGAGATGCCCCGCGCTCGGGGTTGGCTAGTCTACGACGTAGTCGATGTAGCCCTTGAACGAACCGGCCGTCCAGGTGGCTGCGGCGTTGGTGGCGATGACCAGCTCACGCGCCGTCGTCTTGCTGCCCAGGTTGTCGGCGACGCTGTCCGCGATGCGGAACGGCGTCGTGGCGTTGGTGACGGCCGCGGCGCGGTACTTGCCGGTGGTGCCGGCGATGCCGATGGCCGTGGTCGCCGTGGCGCCCTGAGCGGCGCTGAAGGCGAAGGAGCCGCCGCAGACGCGAGCGCCTGCGGGGATGTAACCGAGCGTCATCGTGTCGCCGATGCCCGACGTGGGCACCGTGACCTCGAAGTACATCCGGCGTACCCGACCGCCCCACTCGTCGGGGCTCACGTGGTCGACGGGCACGTTCTGCGTCTTCTGGTATGCTACCGAGTTGGCGTTCGCCATGTTCCTGTCTCCTGTTTGTGGGCCAGTGCTGCGGGGTTTTCGAGGCCCCGCTCGCCCAGGTCCTGGGTTGGATTACTTCTGCTGCACTGTGCCTACGCCTAGGCGTTCAGGCACTGGATGCGTACGGCCTTGCCCTCCTCCATGCGCACGCCACCGAACATCATCATCAGGTAGGCGTACCAGGAGAACCGCTTGTCCGCGCGCCGGTCGATCTGCGCCGTGATGTCCGCGCCGACGCCCAGCTTGATACCGCTCTTGACCCAGCTCAGCACGTACCAGTCCGAGCCGGTCTTCGGGATGCGCTGCGTCCGCTTGAACGTGTACCCCAGGAAGGAGTCCACGTTGCCGTTCACGAGCGCCTTCACGCCCGCGTAGTCGGCGCTGGTCACCGGGGTGCTGTTCAGGAGGTTGGCCTCCTGGATAGCGGACACGGCGATGTACAGCTCCTCCATGTCCAGGTCCACCTCGGCCACGCGGTAGATGCGCCGCGCGTCGATCAGCTTCGGGACCGTGAGACCGACGTTGGTGCCGCCGAAGTTCATGGCGACGACCTGGTTCGTCGTGTCGAACGCCTGCTGCGTGGCGCCGGCCTTGCCCGTGTAGGCAACACCCAGGATCGCACCCGAGCTGCCGTCGCCGTACGTCGTGATCGGGCTCTCACCCGACACACCGCCGCCCAGGATCACGTCGTCCAGGCAGCGTCCCAGCGCCTTCGTCGCGTTCTGCACGTACGGGCTCGCCGGGTCGATGAGCATCTTGACCTTGTCGAACTTGTCGATCAGGTCGCCCCAGTCGAAGCTGCGCAGGGTCACCCGGCGCCGGTCGTGGGGGGTGTTGTTGAGCGGGCTGTCACCGTGGCGCGTCGTCACCTCGTTCGCGCTGGTCGAGCCGATCTGCTCGAAGAACTGCTCCTCCGAGTGCATGGGCTCCTCGGTCACGCACGAGCGGACCTTGCTGCCGTCCTGCTGCAGCTTCAGGTCGACCGTCGCGCCGAACTGCTTCACAAATGCCGTGGTTACCTGGTCGGACATGGGTATCCCTCCGTGGGATGATGGATGTGTTCACTGCCTGCGGAGGTTCCCCTTGCGGGCCTGCCTTGCCCGTGACGTGGGCCGGCCGGCTCGATGTTCTCCCTTCCGGGCACCGAGCGAATGGGGCAGCACGCGGGAGTCGCACCCGCGATTCGACCTTGGCACGGTCGCGTGTTACTACTACACCAGTGCTGCGCGAGATGGTCGAGTCAGCGGGATTCGCACCCGCATCGCCGGTTTGAGGGACCAGCAGCCTGACTGTTAGCCGATGACTCGTTGGGTTCGTGGCAGCGTGGGCTGGAGTCGCACCAACATCTCGTGGTTCAGAGCCACGGGTCCTGCTGTTGAACGACCACGCTGTGGAGCATCGAGCGGGAATCGCACCCGCATCTCCTGGTTGGAAGCCAGGGGTCCTGCTGTTGAACGACCGATGCGTTTGGTACCGCGGGGGCTCTTGCTGCCCGCTGCCGTTCGCTACTCGGCCCGCGCTACCGCGAGTGGTGGACGAGCTGGGAGTTGAACCCAGATGCCGCTTCTTGCAAGGAAGGGCCGCATCCCGATGCACAAGCCCATATGGGGTGGTCTGCGGGTACTGCCCCCGCGTCTCCAGCTTCACAGGCTGGGGTCCTCTCTGGCTAGACGAAGACCACCGTATCTCGCCTTCCCGTTTCCTGCGCCGTTTTTCACGGCGTCACCCATTCAGGGGGGTCGGCTGTGCTGTTTGGTAGCGGCTGTCGGACTTGCACCGACCTGGACCTGGGTATGAGCCAGGGCTGGAACTATCTCCAGTGAAGCCGCACCGAGTGGTACCCGCGGGAGGAGTTGAACCTCCACGCCGCTTCCGCAGCACCAGTTTCTGAGACTGGCATGTCTGCCGGTTCCATCACGCGGGCACGAAATGGTCAGGGCGGGTGGCTTCGCTCCACCGGCCTCTCCGCTCCGAACGGAGTGCTCTACTCGCTGAGCTACACCCTGATTGATTGCTGGAGCTGCGCCGAGGAATCCAACCCCGACTTCGGCCTTACGAAGGGCGCGTGCTAGCATTGACACTAGCGCAGCTTGAATGGCGACCTGTGCGGGTACTGCCCCCGCCGTCTTCGCCGTGACAGGGCGACGACTCCACTTGTTGTCCTACAGGCCGTATGGTGGGACGGGTGGGATTCGCACCCACATCTCAGCGGTTAAGAGCCGCGGGCTCTGCTGTTGAGCTACCGTCGCATGATCGTGGCACCTTGGGGAGGAGTCGAACCTCCATTCGCTGGTTAACAGCCAGCCGTCCTACCGTTAAACGACCGAGGTGTGTGGCCGACTCACCTGGACTTGCACCAGGGCGCCCGGTGTTTCAGGCCGGCGCTCTACTACCTGAGCTATGAGTCGGTGGTGCGCAACGTAGGAATCGAACCCACCTTGCCCCGCTTGTAGGGCGGGCGCACTCCCCAGAGTGCTAGTCGCGCGTTGGAGGAAGGAGTGAGAGTCGAACTCACACGCGAGGAGTGCGTCCCCGCTCTCCGGTTTTCGAGACCGGCGCCTTACCGTTGAGGCTACCCTTCCATTTCAGGCCAGTGGAACACCCGTGTCAGGGGCTGACCGTCTCGCCCCGTCCCACTAGCCAACGCCGGGGGTCATAGACGCTTCGTGGCGGAAGCAGGAGGACTCGAACCTCCAAGACCCGTGAGGGTCGCCGCGTTAGCACCGCGGTGCCGTACCGTTGAGCCATGCTTCCGCGAGATGGACTCCCCAGCGTGAATTGCACACGCGGCCTCCGGGTTCGCGGCCCGGTGCTCTGTCTGTCTGAGCTACGGGGAGGGATGTTAGTGGTCTACGCTGATGGATTCGCACCACCATCTCGCGGTAATCGGCCGCGGGTCCTGCTGTTGAACGAAGCGTAGATGGGCTGCTCGGCGCGACTTGCACGCGCGGCCTCGGGGTTCGGAACCCCGTGCTCTGTCTCACTGAGCTACGAGCAGATGGCGCGGCGTGTAGGTGCTGCCCCCACGTCGGCGGGTTTTGGAGGCCCACCTGCGCGCTGGCGCGCGCCGCGTATGGTAG